TTAAAAAACTATACAATGCTTCAGACGTTACAAAAAGAAACAGAAATGGCCAGACAAAGTCTGGTTTATACTCTTTGTTTATCCCAATGGAATGGAACTACGAAGGATTTATTGATGAGTTCGGAATTCCAGTTTTCACTACTCCTGATGTCGATAGGTTCGACCCAAGCGGTGAACTGATAGATGTAGGTGTAATAGATAACTGGCAAAACGAAGTAGACGGTTTAAAAGATGACTCAGATGGTTTGAATGAATTTTACCGTCAGTTTCCAAGAACCACAGAGCATGCGTTTAGAGATGAGACTAAAGGGAGTATATTTAACTTAGTAAAGTTGTACCAGCAAATAGATTACAACGAGGAGATGTCAAGTACTCTAGGTATTACACAAGGTAATTTCCAGTGGGTTAATGGAGTTAAAGACTCTCAAGTTATATTTTATCCAGACAGAAAAGGTAGGTTTAAATTAAGCTGGGTTCCACCTTCTAGCATACAAAACAATGTTGTGCTTAAAAATGGTATTAGGTACCCAGGAAATGAACACATGGGTTCTTTTGGTTGTGATTCATACGATATATCAGGAACAGTAGATGGAGTAGGGTCAAAGGGAGCTTTACACGGTTTAACTAAATTTAGTATGGAAGACGCTCCGGCTAACAACTTTTTCCTAGAATACTTATCAAGACCTCCAACAGCTGAGATGTTCTTTGAAGACGTTCTAATGGCTTTAGTATTTTACGGGATGCCAATATTAGCAGAGAACAATAAACCACGGCTTTTGTATTATTTAAGAAGAAGAGGGTACAGAGGGTTTAGTATGAATAGACCTGATAAGTTATGGAACAAGCTGTCTGTAGCGGAAAAAGAAGTTGGTGGTATACCGAATTCAAGTGAGGACATAAAACAAGCTCACGCAGCTGCTATTGAGATGTACATTCAAGATCACGTAGGTATTAAACAAGATGGAACGCACGGTGATTGTTATTTCAATGAACTATTAAATGACTGGTGTAAGTTTGACATAAACAAAAGAACAAAGCATGATGCGTCCATAAGTTCTGGTTTAGCTATTATGGCAAATAATAGGCATTTATACAGGCCAAATGCAAAGGTAGAAAAACCAAAATTAAACATAAGTGTAGCCAGATACTCTAACAAAGGCATCGCTTCTAAGATAATAAAAGATTAATATGAGGAATTTTCCAAATCAAATAGTTAGCGATGTAGAAAAAATAAGCTATGAGTATGGGCTCAAGGTAGCACAGGCTATTGAAGGTGAGTGGTTTGATGAAAACAATCAAACTACGAGGTATGCTAGTAGCAGTAATAGTTTTCGTAATTTAAGGTTGTACGCTAGAGGCGAGCAGTCAGTTCAAAAGTATAAGGATGAGTTATCGATCAACGGTGATTTGTCCTATCTTAATTTAGATTGGAAGCCTGTACCAATAATATCTAAGTTTGTAGACATAGTTACTAACGGTATGGCTAATAGAACTTACGACATAAAAGCTTATTCTCAAGATCCTTTTGGAGTTAGCAAAAGAACTGAGTACATGAATTCTATCATGGAGGACATGAGAAGTAAAGAGGTTAAGGATTTCGTGAAAGACAAGTTTAATTTAGATCTTTATATTAACGAACCCAGTTTACTTCCAGATTCTCAAGAAGAACTAGACTTACACATGCAGCTTAATTACAAGCAAGCTGTAGAAATAGCTGAAGAACAAGCTATAAATACTTTGCTGGAAGGTAATGATTATGAGTTAACTAAAAAAAGATTTTACTACGACTTAACGGTGTTAGGCATGGGTGCTGTTAAAACTTGCTTCAACACATCTGAAGGTGTAACGGTAGACTACGTTGACCCAGCAAACCTAGTTTACTCTCACTCTGACTCGCCTTATTTTGATGACATATACTATGTTGGAGAAGTTAAGCAGATCCCTGTAAACGAACTCATAAAACAGTTTCCACACTTAACAACTGCGGATTTAGAGGAGATCACTAAGAACAACGTGGTAAGAGACAGGTATAACATGTCAAAACGTACAAACAACGATTCTGATAAAAATAATATTAGCGTGTTGTACTTTAATTACAAAACCTACATGAGCGAGGTTTATAAGTTAAAGGAGAGCGCTAGCGGAGGAGACAAAGCTATACCAAAAGACGATTCGTTTGAAGCTGTTGATACAGAAAACTTCACTAAAGAATCTAGGAAAATGGAGGTACTTTACGATGGCGCTTTAGTTTTAGGTACTAAAAAGCTTTTAAAGTGGGAGATGGCTAAGAACATGATGCGTCCTAAGAGTGATTTTACTAAGGTTAAGATGAACTACTCTATGTGCGCTCCTAGAATGTATGAGGGTAGAATTGATTCGTTAGTTAAAAGAATTACTGGCTTTGCAGATATGATCCAGCTTACGCACTTGAAAATACAACAAGTTATGTCTAGGATGACACCGGACGGTGTTTATTTAGATGCTGACGGCTTAGCTGAAATAGATTTAGGTAATGGAACAAACTACAATCCACAAGAAGCTTTAAACATGTTTTTTCAGACAGGATCTGTTATTGGTAGATCTTTCACTCAGGATGGCGATATGAATCCAGGTAAAATACCTATTCAAGAAATAACAAGTGGAGCGGGCGGACAAAAGCTTCAATCACTTATAGGGAACTACAACTATTACCTGCAAATGATAAGGGATGTTACGGGTCTTAACGAAGCTAGAGACGCTGCTAATCCAGATCCAAAGGCTTTGGTTGGGGTTCAAAAGCTAGCTGCAGCAAACTCTAATACAGCCACGAGGCACATATTACAAGGTGGTTTATTTATAACCAAAAACGTTACCGAGTGTTTATCGCTTAGAATATCTGATATCATAGAATACTCGCCAACAAGAGAAGCTTTTATACAAGCTATAGGAGCTCACAACGTAGCAACGTTGACTGAAATGAGTGAACTGCATTTATATGATTTTGGTATATTTATAGAGCTATCTCCAGACGAAGAAGAAAAAGCAATTTTAGAAAACAACATTCAAGTAGCTCTAGGACAACAGAACATCGAGTTGGAGGATGCGATTGACCTTAGGGAAATACGAAACATAAAACTAGCTAATCAGCTTCTTAAAATCAGAAGAAAAAAGAAGGTTCAAAAAGATCAAAAGCTACAACAAGAAAACATGCAGGCTCAAGCCGAGGCCAACATACAACAACAAGAGTCTTCTGCTAAACTAGAAATAGAGAAAAACAAAGCAGTAGCGCAAACAGCTATATCTATAGAACAAGCAAAGTCTGGTTTTGAAATGGAAAAGTTAATACAAGAAGCTGAGATTAAAAAACAGTTAATGCAACTTGAGTTTGACTATAACATGCAATTAAAAATGGGCGAGGGTCAAGGTAAAGATAAGGCTGAAAAAGAAAAAGAAGACAGAAAAGATAACAGAACAAAAATCCAAGCATCCCAACAAAGTGAGATGATTGACCAAAGAAACAACAATAAACCACCTAAAGATTTTGAATCTTCTGGTAACGACACTTTAGGAGGTCTTGGGGATATGTCAAGCTTTGGACCTAGATAAATTTATTAACTATTATTATATTATATTATGGCAAAGAAAAAAGAAGAGCCAATCGCAAATGACGATACTGGCAAAATTAAAGTAAAAGAAAAAACAACAAAACAACCAGACAACAATAAAACAGAAGGAGATGTTACTAAGGTTGAGGCTAAAATGAAAAAACCAGCTCAAATCACTGAGGAAACAATTACCAAGGTTAACATGAAGCAACCTGATGAGGAAGTTGTAAGCGAGCCTGAAGCCGTAGAAGAAGTGTTAACTGTTAAAGAAAAAGTTGTGGAGCAAGAGGAAGTACCTGTTTTAGAAGAGGTTACTACAGAACAGGAAACAGAGGAGGTAATTGAAGCTCCTGTTGAGGTTGAGAAAAACATCGAACAAAAGACCGTAGGTCAAGAACCTTTGTCTGATGACCTATTAAAGTTAGTAAACTTTATGAAAGAAACAGGTGGTGACCTAACAGATTATGTAACTCTTAATCAGGATTACTCAGAACTAGACAATCACACCTTACTAAAAGAATATTATAAGTCTACAAAACCTCATCTAACCAGTGACGAAGTTGACTTCGTAATGGAAGATACCTTTGCTTACGACGAAGACGAAGATGATGATAGAGATATAAAAAGAAAAAAACTAGCCATGAAGGAGCAAGTTGCTCAAGCAAGGCAACACCTGGACGGTGTAAAGTCCAAGTACTATGAAGAAATCAAAGCTGGATCGAAACTCACGACAGATCAACAAGAGGCAATTGATTTTTTTAATAGATACAACCTGGAATCAGAAGAAAAGTACGAGCTAAGTAAAAAGCAAGCATCTATTTTTGAAAACAAAACTAATCAAGTTTTTAACGATAAATTCAAAGGTTTTGAATATAACGTCGGAGAAAAGAAATTTAGGTTTAATGTCAAGGATACAGCTAAGTTAAAAGAAACTCAAGGAGATATTAACAACTTCATCAAAAAGTTTTTGACCGAAGATAATACAATAGACGACGCGAGTGGATACCACAAAGGACTTTTTACAGCAATGAACCCTGATCAAATTGCAAATCATTTCTACGAGCAAGGTAAGGCTGACGCTTTAAAAAACAGCATTGCTAAGTCCAAGAATGTTAGCATGGATCCTAGGCAAGTGCACGAAGGTGCTATTACCAACAACGGGTTTACCGTGCGTACTCTAAGTAACGATTCGGAAGATTTCCAATTTAAAATTAAAAACAAAAATAAATAAAAATTTAAAAAAACAAAATTATGGCAATATCAAATCCCGGTGGTTTGTTAAACAGTGTACCTGCTCCTTTTAAGCAGACATTAGCAACAAACTACTTAGACCTTAACGGCGCAGCCGGATGGGGACAACAATACGTACCAGATCTTATGGAAAAAGAAGCTGAAGTTTTCGGACCGAGAACTATTTCAGGATTTCTTTCACAAGTAGGAGCTGAAGAAGCGATGACTGCTGACCAAGTTATTTGGTCTGAGCAAGGTCGTTTACATTTATCTTACAAAGCGACTGTCGCTGCTGGTAGTGGAGTAGCTATTGGAGCTGGTGGTGCTGCATCTTCAAGAATCACGCTTAATACTGATATCGATGGTAGAGCATTAAATGCTAAAGGTCACTCTATAAGAGTTAATGATACAGTAATTGTATCTGATTCTGCTAATGGTGTGGTTAAGTGTTTAGTTGGTGCTGTTGCGGCAACAACTATAGATGTATCTCCTTACGCTAACGGTGCCGCTGCGCTATTAGTTGGACCTACTGCAGGATCAACAGTGTTAGTTTATGGTTCTGAATTTGGAAAAGCTGATAGCTACAGAAGCAATACTGGTACTGAGGTTAGTACTAAAGGAGCTAATGAGCCAGATTTCCATACATTCTCAAATAAACCAATCATCATGAAAGATTACTACGAAGTATCTGGATCTGATGTTTCTAAAATTGGATGGGTTGAGATTACTTCTGAGGAAGGTGCTGCTGGATACATGTGGTACTTAAAAGCTGAGTCTGATACAAGAGCTCGTTTTAATGACTATATTGAAATGGCAATGTTAGAGGCTGAGAAAAATGATTCAACTTCTGATTTAGATGGATCTGCTTGGTTAAATGGAACTGCTGCTGGAGACGGTGTTGGTACTGAAGGTTTGTTCGCTGCTATTGAGTCAAGAGGTAATATTACTTCTGGTATCACTGGCGTGAATGCTGCAACTGATTTAGCTGAATTTGACGCTATCTTAGCAGAATTTGATTCTCAAGGTGCTATTGAAGAAAACATGATGTTTGTAAACAGAGCTACTTCGTTAGCGATGGATGACATGTTAGCTTCTATGAATTCTTACGGAGCTGGTGGTACTTCTTACGGAGTATTTGACAATTCTGAAGATATGGCATTGAACTTAGGTTTCTCTGGTTTCAGAAGAGGTTCTTACGACTTCTACAAGTCTGATATGAGATACTTAAATGACAAAGCTACAAGAGGTGGTATTAATGCTACTGCTGGAGCTAACGCTATCAGAGGTATCATGGTACCTGCTGGAACATCAACTGTTTATGACCAAATGTTAGGGAAAAACTTAAAACGTCCATTTTTACACGTTCGTTACAGAGCTTCTCAAACTGATGATAGAAAAATGAAATCATGGGTTACTGGTTCGGTTGGTGCTGCTACGTCTGCTTTAGATGCAATGCAGTTACATATGTTAACTGAAAGATGTTTAATTACACAAGGTGCTAACAATTTCATGTTATTGAAATAAGCACAATTTATTAAAGAACCGGGGCTTCGGCCTCGGTCCTTTTATTTTATTAATTTATATTATATTATATTATGGCTAAAAAAGCTAACACAAAGAAAGTTGAGGTAGAACCTCAAATCGAAACAATGGAAGAAGTAGTTACAGAATTT